GTGATGTATATAATACTACTAAATATTCATATTCATCCGGGAAATTATCAATACTAGAACTAGAATGTCCTGTATTAATAGCATAATAAACCTGTGTTACAATAGAATCATTATTGCCAGCAGCAGAAGCTGGGACTGTATGAATCTTTCCATCTAATACATAAAATCCAGGATTGTACTTAGACCTATAACTAAGACTAGTAGAATCAGATGCTGCATACCTATCTCCTGGATTAATAGGACTACATGCTCGTAAAATACCTGCATTATCATGCTCCCTTACTACAGAAAATACCTGCCCTGTAAGAGTAATCCCAGCATCAGATGCATCATTAGTGGATTTAGTAAATTTGCCGATTTCATCAGGCCTGATCGTAATAATACGATTGGCCACTTCCTTGATTCCATCAACTAAAAATTGAGACAATTCATCTTCTGTAGGAGTAGTACCTATAGATAAAGATGTAATTCCCTCTACTTGTAATTTAAAAGTTGCCAAATTTTTCCCTTATTTAAAGGCCTTACCTGCCCCCACGGGGAGAGAAGATTCCCTAGGAGAGCAGGCTTAACCTTATTTATTACTCAGCAATAATGCCGTGAGTACGAAGTGCTGCAAGAATACTATTGACTTTGGCAATAATAGACGCCAAATCATCTTTTGTATCTGCAGTATTATCATTACACGTATTAGTAGCAGAACCAGTTGTAGAGTCAGTTAGACTTACAATTGCAGGATCTGCATCAGCCGCTATTAATTGCGCCTTTGCGTCATTGATTTCTGAGTTGGGGTTATTTGCTACCCAGTATTTACTAGCCATAGCTTAACCCTCCTTATGCGTTGTCAAATGCGGCTCCAGCATCTACTACAAACAGACAAATTCTTATTGTAGTTGATTTTGTAGCAGCGCATTTGAATCCATTGGAGCCTTTTACAGAGATAGCTCCAGCAGCCGCAGTAGGTAATCTAAATGTCAAAGCATTTATATCACCAGCAGCTAAGTTCTGGATGTCCGCAGTAAAAGTAGCACTAGTGTCATCAATAACCAGGGTTGCGCCCGAAGCTAAAGGATTAACACCAATGTTTTTTACTGCGATACCTTCTATCAATGTATCAGCACCAAGTGTATATAGAACTGCATTATCATCTGTGCTTCCTGCTACAACAGCAGCAGTAACAGCAAGATCAATAACAATAGTTCTACGTGCATTGGCACCGCTATCTAGCATGCCACCGTGCTTATTACTCCCGTAATTCGGAACTTTAGAACTAACTAAAGTTGCACCCGGTCCAGGAGATCCATTATAATATCCACTCATAACTTATACCTCCTATGCTTTCCAGATAGCATGACACTCAGGCATTTCCCATTGCATACCAGCTTCGGTAAGAATGAGATCAACTCTGCGGTCAATACCACTATTTTCTAAAGTTTGCACGCCAACATACACTGAAGTGTCACGGTTGATACCGTTACCTACAAGTGGACGATACTTTACGTACTTCATATTAACGCCAACAATAGCAATTTCGCTTCCATCCAGATGGATGTTACGAACTACATTCATGTCGCCATAAGGAGTAGTAATAGTACTCATATCAACGCCAAAGACTTTCTTTTTGCCACTAAGAGCCATGTCAGCACGGAAGTTAGTAGAAATTTCAAGATTATTCTTGAAGTAACCACCAAGTTTGTGCAGCCAATTCCAAGTAGCAGTATCACAGAAGAATACATTAGCTTGAGATGGGTTGTACCGAGGGTCCAACCATGCAGATAGATCGTCTAAGAAACTATCAGCAGTGTAAGATGTTGTACTAAATCCACTGAAAATGTTACCATTTCCAAGAATCCAGTCAACTGCACCCTGTGTATATTTAACGTCACCACTAGAAGCCTGTGAACCAAACAGGAGAGATTGCTCTATGTCCCATTTATGTTCAATCAACTTCTCTTTCCATACACGAGCCCATTCATTGGAGTCATACTTCAATGAAGTTGCACGTGCTGTATTTGTCATTGCCATGGATGTCTTCCAGATTTGGGTTTGTCCATAGTCATTTGAATAAGGTTGGTCTTTCCAGGTTTCTGGATAGCCTGAACCTTCTTCGAATCCACTACCAACTACGTAGGAGCGCTTAGCTTCAAGAGCTTCAGCACTGTTTGCATAAACACTATCAGCAGCAAAATCGCCAGCAACAGTTGTCAACAATACCTTAGCAGAAGTCCTAACCCATTTTCCACTAAGAATAGTTGCATCACAATCAGTAGCTGCAGTAGCAGGGTCTGCCGAAGCATCCTGCTGTGAAACACCTTCCACTTTAAACAGAGCATAGTCTGTTTGAGCTGTTCCAGCCGTAGTATCACAAAGATTAACTTTGATAACTTGACCAGGAACATAAAAAAGTGGTTGTGTACCAACATCACCGACTTTGATTTCATTGTTGGACTGACCATAAACATTCTGAATATTACCAGAATTTTTATAGTCTGTAGCCATTTTAAGCCAATATGTACCAGTAGCATCTGCATCAATTGAGCCATCGCTGGTCCAACTAGCACCATCAGTGCCTATTGATATAACATATGCATACCGTTTATGCCAACTTCCACGTTTGGTAGCGAACTTAAAGCTCGGATCGTCCGTAGACTGTTTTGAAGCCTTGGACAATAACCGAAAGAATGGGTCCTGCGCGATATTTAGTTCTGAGACACGATCACCAAAATTGTATCGTCTCCGAATATCACCAGTCGCGAGACTGGATCCATCAAAACCACTATCAGCAACACCCAAATTGGATAGATTAAAATAATCAGCCATTTTGGATTATCCTTTCATATTATGCCTGCCGGCAGATAATCCCTAAAGATTAATTGCCAAACAAACTCTCTAAGTCACCATCAGAGCCCTTAAGTGAATCAAAAATCTCATCATCAAGATTTTTATCCACAGGGGCACTATTAATTCCGGCATTACTTGAAGGAATATCCCTAACTGTCTTCATCTGTGTCAGCATGTCTTCTTTCGTAGACTTTGCCACGTTAGCGGCTACTTTATCCTTATTCACCAGATAAAAGATATCATCCAGTGTCATCGGGGTTTTGTTAGCCTTATCCATCATATCCGTAAAATCTCCATCAGACATATTATTACGCTGTTTAAAATCATCAGCCGCTTGTGCTTTTGCACGATCAGTTGTGATCTTAGCGTTTTTCTTTCTCTCTGAAGCCATCATATTGCCTACACGCTGATTAACAGCAGTATTGACATGGGCTTCAAAAAGCTTTGCCGAATCTGAAGTTGGATCTGAAACTGCCTCATTTGCATCAAAGATAAAATCTTCGTCCAATTGTAGCCTTTCCTTAATGGTTTTACTTGGCTTGCCACCATTTTGAAGATAGTCACGAACATGATCTACAAGTCCGCCATCATTCTTCATTGCGTCCAATAACGGCACAAACGGTTCAAATTGTTTTAGCTTAGAATTCATTTTCTGAGCTTCGCGAGATGAATCTTTATACCTCTTCTCCCAATCGGTATCTGTTGTAGGGGCCTCAGCTTTTACTTTGCGGGTTTCCTGTACAGGGCCGCTTGGTTGCCGTGGAGTTTCCTCAGATACTTTCGGGTCTGCAATTGCACTATTCACTTCCGTTTCTAGTGCCTCAAAGAAATCCTGAGCAGAGTCTGCATCAAAGGCATCAGCCTGACCAGCAGAGTTACTCTCATTTATTTCTTCCATTTTTTCTCCCTATTTTGTTTAATTTGATTGAATAAAACTTCGTAACTTACACTTTCTTTGACCCATTCTGCAAGTTATTTTTCATATTCTTTGCTTCTATTTGTGTTTCTTTCCCTACCAACCTTGCGTTTTCTGCAATACTACGTTGATAAAACTTCTGTTCTGCACGAGTTTGGTTACTCTCATCCTGTTGTGCAGATTTCAATTCTTCCTTTTGTTTACTAATTTCAACAGAAGCTTGCATTACCTTACCTTTAATACCAGCCTGAACTAGTTGTCGCTCAAGAGTTTCAATAGTTCCATCTTTATCTTTCATACCTTCCTCCAATTCTCCAATTTGAGCAGACATCTGTTGATATATACTTTTTCTCTTTGCAATATCCTCCTTATTTCTAAGATCTGTTTCGCCTAAAACTGCTATATCATCAACAATGCCTAATTTATATAGTTCTTTCAATTCATCCAAATAGGCCCATCTATTAACAGGCAATGTAGATCCGGCAACAATACGAACATCAAATTTAGCAGCCGCATAATCATTATGTTTTTCAATTATATCACCCCTATCACTATAAATTGGTATGTTAATTTCTACTTGTTTTTGCTTTGATATTTCATCATCCATAATGATATTCATGACTTTATGTGACGTATATACTGATTGCGAATATTGCCTTACTACATGCCCTAATTGCTTTAATGCAGGTTCTATTGCATTCTTAAGCCAGGATTTAACACGACGAGTACCATATTCATCCATAGCCATCATACCCCTAAAGGTATCATGCTGCTGACTAGTATCTCCCTGCATTGCACCATAAATACCTGCCAGGTATTCCATATCCGCTTTACCCTCTTGTACAACTGTAAAAAATGCATTAGATAATGGAGCTGGCATTACTGGAGTTGGAGGTTCTGACCCAGGTCTAATAGGTAGTAATGCACCAGGAGAACTTGAATATTTTTCCCAATAATCCATATCTATAGAGCCCTCCTCGTGCATCCACCGTAGCGAACTTCCAAGGGAAGCATTATGTACCATAATTTGATGAGACTTATTCATCTCTCTCTGTTTACCAACTAAAGGAGCTACCGCAGACATCGGAAAAGGAGTTCCTGTCCATTTATAATGAAATGGAATAATTGGATAATCCTGTATCTTTTCAGGCAGAACTCTTTCATTTAACAACTGATCTCCGGCAATCTTTGTTACACGTATGCGTGTTTCAAAAAATTGTACTTGATCCTGTAGCTGTCTTACAAAATCCTTATTTTCAAGCAGCACTTTAAATTCTTTTTCACTTACAACTCTATTTTCCACTTTAGATGCCATGGATACCAATTGAGACTGGATTTGTTGCTGCATAGCTTCAAGCTGATCATTCATCATCTTCTGAGCATTTTCCATTTCCAATTTATATCTTTCCGGAAGCATTTCTCCCGCCTTTACAGCTTCCTGCATCTGAACTTCCTGCTCTTTTAGCTGAACTGCGAATTCTTTCTGGGCTGATTCTATCTCTTGAGCGGCCTGTTGTTGTATCTGTTCTATAACTTCTGGTTCAGGAGGCACAGTATAGAAG